CGAAGCCGAGATCGACGGCGGCAGCTTCTAAGCTCCCCTCCCTCCCCACAGCGGCGGTGCGGTTCCAACCCGCCCGCCGCTCCACGGGGCCACTGCTTAAAACTTAATCCTTAAAACTTAAAACTTCTCCATGGCTACGGTCATAAAACTCCTGCGAAGCACGGTTCCCGGCCGAGTCCCCACCGCCGCGCAAGTGGCGCAAGGCTCCCTCGCCCTCAACCTCGCCGACCGGCGTCTGTATTCCAAAGACCACACCAACGAAGTTTTCAGATTAGCCCGCCCCCGCGACCCATCGGACTACCAACTCCTCCACGCCGTGGACAACAACCACCTCTACCTCGGCCGCCTCGCTTGGGACGACTACCCCGCCACCGGCCCAGCCGAGAATGCCGAAGAGTGGACCATCTACCGAATCACTACCAACTCCGCAGGCGATGTCGTCGCGGAGCAATCCGCCACCGGCGCGTGGTCGAACAAACAAAATCTCACCTACTCATAAAATGAAAGCCACCAACCCAATAGAAATCGACGGCAAGTCGTTTGACCGTTACTCGCTCAACCTCATCGTTAGCGGAACCTATGATGCAGAAGGAAAGCCAGACGCCTCTGTTGTCTGCAACCTTGTTCCAACCCGAATTGAAGGCGACATGGTTGAAACCGCTCCAGACAACTCAATCAACATTCGCATCGGCAAACTTGACCAAGCTGATGCCCCAACCCTTGCCGCCGTGACCGCAATTCACTCGGCCCTTCAAACATTTATTACAGAAAAAGGACTTTAATCATGGCTAATGTAAGAGCATTTCGATCCGGCAACTGGTCAGACACCAGCGTGGCAACTTCCCCGTGGAGCAACGGCACAACCGTTTTTGCTCCGACATCGGCTGATGATGTTTGGGCGGCAGGCTTTACCGTGACAATAGACCAAGCCGTCACGGTTTTGTCGCTGCGTAACATCAGTTCGGCGAGTCAAGCATGGAAAGACGGCGGAACTGCTGCTGCTGCAAATGGCGGTGGTTTCTCCATGCCAGTTGCTTACAATATTACGGCAACAAACTCAATTCAGTGTGGGAATGCTACCTGCATTACATATTCAGCTTCTGGAAGTGCCACATTAACAAGTGCCTCGGTTGGCAATTCTCAAACAGGCAACATAAATTGCATAAGCATAACTGGGTCTGGGACCCTCACAATTAGCTCTGCCTCTCTTTATGGCAGTGCGGGAGGAACGCCAAGTTTCGTTGCCTCTGTTGTTTCTGGCGGTCTAACTTTAACAAATTGCACACTAAGCACATCGGCTAATAATTTTCAAGGTGGGGTATCAGTTGGCGCATCTGGCACATTGACGGCTAATAACTGCACTATTTCTGGAGGCACCTACCTCGCTAATGGTTTGCAAAACAATGGAGTTTCAACACTAAATAGTTGCACAATCAACGCGCAGGTTGGAACCCAAGGTGTCTCTGTGTTGAATAACTCCACAGGAACTTTGAACATCAACAACTCAACAATTACCGGCATTGGAGCGTTGTCGAACGCAGGCGGAACGGTCAATGCCATCAACTGCACATTTACCGCATCGGCATCCGGCACTCCATTCACATCCACTTCTGGAACAAATATCGTGTCGGGGTATTTTTACGACAGCTCAGTCGGATTCCCTGCCGTCTATCTGTATAAGTGGCGCATGGGAACAGCCCCTACCAACGGTATTTGGAGAGTCGCGTTGAATGGCAGCACGACATTTGTGAACCTCTACACCGCCGACAACAACCTCGGCCAAGCCAACCCCACCGATGTCCGGTCTGGCGTGAGCTACGCCAGCGGCAACCTCACCGGCCGCCTCACCGTCCCCGCTCGCGGATCGGTTGCGCTTTCGGTGAACTACGGGCCGAGCATGCCATTCACGGCATCGCGATCCGGCACGACTGCCACAGCAACGCTGGCCTACAGCTACCCGTTCGTAGTCGGCGACCAGATCACCGTCACCGGCGCATCAAACGCGGAATGGAACAGCACCTACACCATCGCATCGGTAGTTTCTGGAACATCGGTGACATTAACGGTCCCCGAAACGCATTCTTCCACCGCAGGCACAGGCGCTGTGATGCAGACGACAGGCACAGCCGTCCTCGATCCCGCAGCCGTGGCAACAGCAGTCTGGGGAGCCGCAACCAAAGAAATCACTGGAGGCACCGTCACCACCCTCACCAACCCGCCGACCGTGCCAACGGTCGTCCAAATTCGCCAAGAGATGGACAGCAACAGCACCAAGCTCGCTAATCTTGACGCCACGGTTTCAAGCCGCCTTGCAGCGACAGACTACAATGCGCCGACCAGCGCACCGACCGCAGCCAGCGTGGCCAGTGCCGTATGGGGTGCAGCGACGCGCTCCATCACTGGTGGAACGGTCGATACCCTGACCAACGCGCCAACCGTCCCAACGCCATCGCAGATCGCCTCGCAAGTGCGCACGGAACTTGCCACTGAGCTGGCCCGAGTGGACGTTGCCACCAGCACCCGCCTGGCAGGCAGCGCCTACACCGCGCCATCAAACAGCGACATCGCGGCTATCAAAGCAAAAACCGACAACCTGCCAGCAAGCCCGGCAGCCGTCAGCGACATTCCAAGCGCGAACATCTCGGCCATCAAAGCCAAGACGGACAACCTACCAGCATCGCCTGCTGCAACCGGAGACATCCCAAGCGCGAACATCTCGGCCATCAAGGCCAAGACGGATCTGCTCAACACAGACCGCCTCGCACAAGTCTCGACGGTCTCGACCACCGGAGCGCAACTGGCAGCCGCCCTCAGCTAACCATGGACACGCACCAAGCCACCGCCTCGTTCACCGGCCTGCTTGCTACGGCGACGGGCCTTACGGTCTCCATGCTCCCAGAGCTGGAAGCGTGGCTTCGTATCGCGTCCTTGCTCATCGGCTGTGCCGTCGGCCTCGCCTCCCTCTACGCCATCCTCAGAAACAAAAAGCACCCCCATGAATAACATCCTCTCCCGCCTCAAAGAACCCTCGACATTTCGTGGCCTCGCGATCCTCGCCGGTCTCGGTGGTATCGCTGTGGATCCCGCCCAAGTCAATGCCATCGCCGCCGCAGTGGCGGCGGTGATTGCCCTCATCGAGGTTTTCCGCAAAGAGAAATGATTCACCCCGCCCAGATCGTGACCGGCCTCGTCGCCACCGCTTTTGCCGTAGGAGCCCTTCTGCTCCTCGGTGGGTGCGCAGGCATGGGCAGCCCACAGGTCTGCCTCAAGACGGACTACGGCACCTTCTGCTACGCGCTGCCGGAGCTGCCCAAGCCAACTTCAAGTAAATGACCCATAAATTTTAATCCTGCCCATGCTCCCCCCGAGCCGTCCGCAACAAGCGAAGTCCAAGACGCAAGCCCTGCTCACCAAGGCTCGCGTGGATGATGCTGTGGCGCTGGTGGGCATTCGCGGCTACTACCGAGACAGCATGGGAGTCCCAGGCGAGAACGACCGAGGCATCTACGACGACGCCATTTTTATCGTCTCGCCAAACGCCTACGCCTCTTTCAACGCCAACACCGATCCCTCGGTGCGCCGCAAAGGCATCGCTGTGCTGAAGCCTGGCGTGCATCGCTACCGCAAAGGCAAGCACGGCCTTAGCAAGCCCGGCGGAGGCTATCCTGCTCTGCGCCCTGCAAACCCCGCCGAGGCGCTACCCGTGACCCGCGACGGCCAAGGCGACAGCATGGGCATCGCCATCAACATCCACAAAGGCGGCTTCCGCACGACCAGCAGCGAAGGCTGCCAGACGATCTACCCCAGCCAGTGGGAGTCTTTCATTTCCTTGGTCTATTCCGAAATGGACCGCGCCGGTCAAAAGACAATTCCCTACCTACTCATGGAGGAAGAAGTATGAGCAAATCTAAGCAACAATCTCGCAAAGCCGTGCTGGAGCGCATCCGCAGGGAGCTCGTCGATCAATTTGATGTCGGTCTTGCAGTAGTCTCTTGGGAAGAGGGCGGCACGACTTACCACATGGATTTGAAATTCGGGAACCAATACGCCGTCGAAGCCCTGGCAGATAGGACCAGCGACATTCTGTTCCCAATCGAAGACGACGAAGAAGAAGAGGAGGAAGAAGTATGAAAACATCCTGGAGTTCCATAGCCCGCGAGCAAGCGGACAAAGCCCACAAGACCGAGGTGGACAGCCTCAAAGCCAAGCTCGCACAATACCAAGCCAGCGTCGAGTCGTTGGAGAAGCAACTCGGCATCGCGCTCTCGCTCGGCAAGACACGCATCCGCCCTCAGCCACTCTCGGTCAACATGAACGACAAGGCCGAAGCCGTCGCCATCGCGCTGGCGAGCGATTGGCATGTGGAAGAAACGGTCGAAGCGGCATCGGTCAACGGCCTCAACGAATACCGCCTTCCCATCGCTAAGACCCGCATTGAGAAATTTTTCTCCACCATCGCCAGACTCACCGAGATCGAGCGCCACGGTGCCAAGATCGATGATCTGATTTTGTGGTTAGGCGGCGACTTGATGACTGGGATGATTCACGAAGAGCTCGCTGAGTCGAACAGCAAGACGCCGACGCAAGTCATCCTCTGGCTCCAAGACCGGCTCGCCGATGGACTCGCTACTCTCAAGCCGCATTTTAAGCGCATCCTCATC